TACAATAACAGGGCTGTAAAACTATATTACTTCGCCCAAGGCGCTTTAGCTTTAGTAACTTCTGGTTGCGTTGCCTTAGCTGCTGGTGTTGGCAACTCAGCGCCGTCTAGTGATTTAAAGGCTTTGATTTCGTTAGTTGGCTCGTAACCTTCTTGCTTACGTGTTGCTAACTTAATCAACAAACTAGCCCCTAATAATTCGTCAGTGTCATTAACCTTAGCTAGTCCAACGGCTCGCATGATCTCGCCTAATTGTTGCCGGCCGATGTTCTCAGCTACGCTAGATGCGTTCTTAATGTTAATGTTACCAAACACGATACGACCTTCATGAGTAGGGCCAGTAATATCATAGCGCACTGCAATAAATTGACCTGTACCGTTCTTAGTGGCTTTAATATCTGCCTTAGTAATTGTTGCTGAATACCAGCCATCAGGCAAAACAGTAAATTCGCCGCTACCTACTGGTAATTCATCTACATTGTATTCAAAGTCTAAACTTGCCATTTTATTTCCTTTATATTATTAAATTAAATTGTTATTACTAAAAACTAATACTTACTTCTTACTAATACCAAAACTAGCGCGACCAGGCTTGCTAGTGATAGCGTCTAACAAAGGCGTTGTAATGTCCTTACTAGCTGCTTTCCAAAGTGATGAATTGATCTCAGCAGACCATCTAAATAGACTGCTTAAATGCTCAGTCAATCCGTTTTCATCGGCTAATTCTTGCAGCTTTTCGGAATCAACCTTTCTAACCATACGACCGCCGATCTTAATCACATAACCTTCATCAGTCGTAATATTTTCAGTGCCTTGGAATGTTTCAGCAATGCCGATTAACGATAATAGCTTATCTTCAATCTCACGGCGTTTTTCAGTTGCTTGGCGTTCTGCTTCTTTTAGTTCTAGCCATTGTTGGCTAAGGTTTGATAGTTGATTAACCATTATGAAATAGCCTTAGTAATTGCATCATTATAAGATTCCCAGTCGAGCTTGAAACTTTCAGGTAGTGAGTACCGATTCTTAGCTAAATAAGCTGGCTTTTCTTGAGTGTAGATCATACGTTCGCCATTGCTAATTGCTCGGCTACGTTCTTTATTAAATCCAACGTCTTCTTTTTTAACTACAGTCTTATAGTTAGCAAAGAAAACACAGTCCGCCCATTCCTGAATGAGTGCGCTTGAACGTGTTTGTAGTTTAGGCTGATAACGATCATAGCTGTCTACTTCAGGACTATCGAAGCGTTTAATTTCAGAGTGACCAATTAACACCACGTTCATATTCTTATCATTGCGTAGTGCATTAAATCCTTCTAAAATCTCACGCCACTTTTCAGCTAAGAACATTGCAGACTTACCGAAGGCTAGTTCTTTTGCATCGTGTGTAGCTTCAATTTCAGTGATAAGCACATTCTCTAACCAGTCAGCAGTATCAAGAATAACTGTTTGATAGTTATGCTCATCAGTGTAAAGAATTTGCAGCATATCCATAATATCTTGGCTAGTCTTAGCTACTGGAAAGTAACTAACGTCTAGTGCGTCCAGTCCATCTTCTGCACAAATAAAGATAGGATTAGGTGCTTGGCTTGCAAATGTACTTTTACCAATACCGTGCGTTGAATATAAGAAAATGCGCGGTGGGCGTAGGTTCTTACCTTTTTTAATGCTGCCTAGTGAGATGGCCATTATTCAAATTCCTTATTAATGAGTAAATTATTCGTAAAATGTCTACAATCATCACTTATAGTAAATAATTTATCAAATAATTCATTAGTAAATGAACGTACTGATCCACCACCATTAATTGATCCGACTAAATTTCTCATTACATTAATTTCAAATTGACTTTCTAAAGTAATAGTCACTGGATAAAACCGTGTTTCAGGTTTGTCTTGTTGAACTTTCATTTTTTAATCCTTTAATTAACGCCAGTCAGTGATCTGTTCGGCGAGTGAGTTCATATTAAACTATATAATTATAAAAGTAAACAAATAATTATAAAATATGATAATATGTTTCTACTGTATTAAGTCACACAACAACCATAAAGGAATAAATAATGAATGAAATTGAACTAATTAAGCAACAATTAAAAGACCGAAACTTAAAGGCTGTGGCGCTTGGTGCTGGGGTGAGTGCTGGAGCTTTGTATAAGCTGATTGATAATTCAACAAAAAATCCAAGTTATGACTTAATTTCAAAACTTAAAGTTTATTTGAATATTGACCAATCAAAAAAGTAATTGTTGAGTGGTATGATTTAGAATTGCCACCAATAAATCTACATAGTTTTAAGAGGTATTAAAAATGGGTAACATATCCAGTCTTTTTGACGGGAAGGCTTTTACGCCTCCAAATAATGAAATTAAAGTAATAGATAGCCCTGAAAACCAAGTTAAAAGTTTAATGATTGATGTAGGATTAACTCCACCTGATTCTATTTATATGGATGGTAAGTTACATCGTTTTCCATCAGGAACTAAAGGACATGGTAAGAATAATTCTGATAAAACTGGCTGGTACATTATATTTAGCGGTATGTGTCCTGCTGGCACTGTAGGTGATTGGCGTTCAGGTGTTGAGGTAAATTTCAAAGCTGATATTGGTAGAAAGCTGTCTTCATTTGAAGAAATGATTAATACTAAGCGTATGTCAGAGGCAAAGGCCTTACGCGATGCAGAATTAGAACGATCACACAGCCTGGCAGCTAATACAGTACAAACAATATGGGATAACGCCACTCATGCAACCAGTGAGCATGGTTATCTATCGCGCAAGGGAATACAGTCTAATGGCGCTAGGGTAACAGGTGACGGTCGTTTAATCGTGCCGTTATACAATAAAGATAACGAATTATGCAGCTTACAATATATAAGCATAGACGGTGAAAAACGCTATCATTCAGGCGGTCTTACACTTGATTGCTTTAATGCTTTAGGCATAGAGGATAGAAAGTCAACCATATATGTGGCAGAGGGATTTGCTACTAGCGCATCAATATATGAAGAAACAGATCAGCTAACCTATATAGCCTATAGCGCGTCTAACATACCTAACGTGGTTAAATATATCCGTGAAAGTTATGGTATTAGCCAAGATATATGCGTCGTAGCTGATAATGATGAAAGCGGTGTTGGTCAAAAATACGCAGATCAGGCTAGTGCTAAGTATGGGTGTAGGGTTGTATTGCCACCTAATAAGGGTGATGCGAATGATTATATTCAGTCAGGCGGTGATCTAAAGTCGTTACTTATGCCTACCGTTGACAATTGGCTAATACAAGCCGATGACTTTAGTAATCAACCAGCGCCAATATCATGGCTAGTAAAAGGATGGATACAAGACAATGCTCTAATCATGGTGCATGGCCCTAGCGGTGGTGGTAAGACTTTCGTCGTCTTAGATTGGTGTTTAAGTATCTCAGGCGGTGTAGATCATTGGTTTGATAATAAGGTTAAAAACGGCTCAATCATTTACTTAGCAGGTGAGGGTCATCATGGCTTACGTGGTCGTGTTGCAGCATGGAAACACGCACGAGGCGTAGATAAGTTAGATATGTGGCTAAGCCGTGAAGGGTGTGATTTAAACACGCCAGAAGGTTATCAGCGCGTAGTTAATAACATTCGCGCGCTAGATATTAAGCCTAAGATGATCGTTGTCGATACCCTTCACCGCTTCTTATTAGGTGATGAAAATAGCAGCCAAGATGCCAAGACCATGCTAGACGCTTGCAGCGGCATTATGAATGAGTTTGGTTGTAGTGTATGCCTAGTTCACCATACTGGTGTTAGCGATGAGGCGCAGCATAGGGCGCGAGGTTCTAGTGCTTGGCGTGGTGCGTTAGATATTGAGATCAGTATAGTACCGGCTAAAAATGACACGCCTATTCAGATCGTTCAACGTAAATCTAAAGATGCAGAGTTAGCTAGTGATCTGTTTTGTACGCTAGAAACAGTGGCAATACCTGGCTGGTTTGATGAGGATAACGAGGCTGTAACCAGTGCTGTAGTAAAAGAAGCCGAGGCTTTAGAGGCTAAACCGAAACAAGATAGCTTCTTGAATGAGTGCATTAAATTGTTTGAACGCGCATGGTTTGATGGAGGATCTGAATATAATGAAGGCAATCCTTATGTTTCTAATTCAGCTATGAAAAGTTTTCTAGTTGGAAATATGGCATATCCTGAGAAAAAAGCTAAAGATGAAATACGTGCAGATAACAAAAATAGCTTTATATTTATACTAAAAAATTCAGAAAAAATAGCACAAAATAGCCATGGTTATATGGTAATTGATGGTGTTTTATCTAGTGCTTTTAAGCTGGCAACTTTAAAATAATTGAAAATCTAGCGTATAACAATTTTAAATAAATTTAACAGTTGTTTTATAAATTAGTAAACAATTTTTATACATAGAGCTAAATATGTTATATAA